TACTAATATATTGTTGAATTATTATCTTATTATAAATTTATATCATTACGATATTTTAATATTTTTTCAAAAAAAAAAATAGGCTATAAAAAATAATTCCAAAACTTTTTTTTCACTCAAGGGGGGTGGGGGCAAAAAACGCCCCCACCCCCCGGCAATCATTTTTTCAAAAAAATATTTTACAAAAAATCCAAAAAATTGATTCTTCATTTTTCTCAGTAGTTCTCTAGTATTTTAAAAGGAAGTGAGTATTTATTCCTATAAATTATTTTCTAAACCTATTGTAGAAATAAAATGACATCCACTACTACCATCCAATCCACACTCTTTGAATTATCTAAAAAAATGAGTGATATTGAAACATCATTAAAAGATTTAAAACATAATTATGATAAAAGTAAATCTGCTATTGAATTAAAACATAATTCTACTACTCAATTTAAAAAAACTATTATTAAAAATAGTAAAATAGAAAATAAAATAGAAAGTTTAGATAATAGAATAGATATTATTATTAAAGGATTTCATGATACTATAACCGATAATGAAAATAGAAGAATAGATAGAATACAAGCAGTTAAAGATAAATATGAAGCAAAAATGGAAAAAGAAATTAATGATATAAATAATACTGCTAATTCATATAAAACATATCTTTTAACTGAAATACAAAAACAAGAATCTAAAAAACAATTTATAATTAAAGATTTAAGTGCTAATATTGTAGAACCATCTTTAGGAGATATTATAGATGAAGAAGCATATCCAGTTCTTGTAAAACTAAAATGTGATATTAAAAGACAAGAAGAAGAATATAATGAAATTGTAAAAGAAATTAATATTTATAGAAATAAATTAGAAGTTGCTTATAATAAAGAAAAACAAAATCGTCTTAGAGAAATACAATTAAAAGAATTAGAAGAAAAACGTGTTGAAGAAGAAAAACAAGAACGTGCTAGAGAAGAATCTAGAAGACAAAGAGAAGAACAAAATAGACGAGATGAAGAACGATGGGCTAAACAAAAAGAAGAACGAATTGAAAAAGAACGTTTAGAAAATATTAAAAATGAATGGAATAATAAATATTATGAACCATTATCTTCTGATGAAAAAAAGAAATTTAAATATGTTGATTATTCTCCTCATAAAGAAAAACTTAGAACTATGAATAACTTAGATACTATCAAAAAGTATATTAATGATACTTATAAAATAGTAGAAAAAAGAAAAGCATTTAATAAATCTATCAGTGATGAAAAATTTATTCTAAGTGATGAAAAAGATTCATTCTATTTTGGATTAGATTATCATATACAAGATAAAATAGCACTTCTTAAAACAGAATCTAAACAACGAAAAGAAATTGATAGATTATTTGAAGAATCAAAAAAAGATACAACTGATAGCGAAGATGATAATGTTTAAATAATAAATAAACATTAATATTTAATTAATCAAAATTAATAGTAAATTCTTTATCAATAATTTTAAAAACAATTTCTTCTTTTTCTTTTCTTTCTTTTTTATATTTCTTCATACAATTCTTACACCAATTAATTCTATTATCTGGATATACTTTAGTATTAGAACATTTATAATATGATTCTATTGATTGTTTTTTATTACATGATTTACAAATTTTTTCCATCTAATACTTTGATACATTACATTTTTTATTATCTTAATAATAAATATAATGGAAGCCAATGAACAACTAATATCCACATTTGAAGTGTTAATGAAAACACCTTATTTTAAAGAAAATCTACCTCATCTTTTATTGCCTGATTTTTTATATGAAAAATACAATTTACCAAAACCAGAAATTCAATCTTTTAAAACATATCTTAATAATACCAGCAAATATCAATTTATGCCAGGCGGTCAATTAGAAATTCGTAAACCTGCTCCCGGAGGTGTTAGATCTATGCCAGAAATTAAAACAATTGTAAAATCTGACCTTTCTAATAATACAATAATAGATTTTGAAGAACCATCTGATGTTTCAACTTTTAAAAAGGTTGAAAAAATAGATTATGATATTAGTGGTAATACCGAAATATGGGATAAAACAGATTATAATCATAGACAACGACTAAATAAACAAAAAGAATGGTATGATAAAAATACTAAAGATTGTTTACAACAATATATAGATTTAGCTGATAAAGATGAATTTACTTCTTAACATGAATATATAATGCTTTAATTTGTTTTTTGGCACGAGATAATGGTATAGGGTCATTAGAATAATGATGTCCTTTTGTATCAACTACAATACCTTTTGATTTACCCCATTTTTCAATTTTATATGGCATTCTATATTTAATCAAAATATTTATTTCTTACTTCTGCAATATTCTTTTCTAGACTGGTACTATTTCCCCATAATATCCAACGACTAAAAAATCCCGCAGTTAAAATACCGGAACGAGTCCAATCTTCTCGTTTCTGATGGCGTTGAATATAAAGTGATCTACGCATCTCATCTTTATGATGTAAATAATCACTCATCCCTTTTAATCCAAATTTAATATGATGTTCCCTTTCATTATTATCAATAACTAAGGCAATATATTTATGAACTCCATCATGTGCTGGAGTTATAGATTTTAATTTCATCTAACATATAAAAGCATATTTGCTTTTCTTATTGTCTTCGTCTTGGTTCTAAAATTGTTGGTTCAACTCCTCTTTGACTTTCTGATACTTTAGAAAAGCCAGGTCTTCCTCTCGCTGGTGTTCTACCTTGAGCACTTGGGCCTTTTAATCTTGCCGTTAATAATGCTGACTTTACTTCTTCAGTTAATCTAGGTCTTTCATCGCCAGGTAAATGACCTCTTGATGTTGGCCCAAATCTATTCCCTCTTGCTCTTAAAAATGACATATCCACATTTGAAGGATAACGAACGGCATTTTTTTGTGCTTGGACAAAAAAAGGAACTTGAACATCTCCAAACGCATGTGCGGACTTTCTAATGGCACTAGTAGGATTCTTAAATTTGCGTAATATATCAGCCTCACGAGCCTTAGATATAGCATTGGCGATTTCTTCTTCTCCATAACCTTCTTCTCTTAAAATCTCAACCTTGTCCGCTAATGCTTTAGATGATATATCTTCAAAATAATTTTGTAATTGTTCTTCAGTATGATCTAATTCCACTATTGGAGCTAACCATTGATGTGGTGCCGCTGCTATATCATGTTGTAATTCTAAAACTCCAGCCGCTGATAAGAAATCGTGAGGTAATTGATATTCTTGACCATTTGTTTGATGTAATGCGGACATAGAATCACCACGATTGCCTTCTTCAAAATGTCCCCATTTGGTAGACGCATATACTCCAGGTTCTGGACGGAATCTTTCGTAAAATGTATCTCGTAGATGTTTATCTGTTTTTACTTTTGTGGATGTATAACGAGCAATCTTATTACCTTCCCAACCAGGATATAAAAAATTATCCGTAGATTGATTATTTACATAAGGATTTAATTTAATCTCATAACCACCACCCGTTGAATATCCAGTTGGAAAATAGCCTGGCCCCCCTTCGACTGTAGAATGCGTAGAATTACCACGAGTTTGAGAAACAATTCCTTTAGATGCCCTCATATACTTATTAATGGTTTATTATTCTATCTTTTTAAAAGAGCATCTAATAAATCATATCCAGTTAATCCAGTTTGTTTAACAACCATCTTTTTAGGTTTTACTATTACTTCTTCTTCTTCTTCTATTTCTTCAACTATCACTTCTTTTTTTGGTATTTTAGCAACCTTCTTTTTAATAACTGCCTTTTCAATAACTGGTTGTTGTTGTGGTTGTATTGCCGCTAATATATCATTTCTAAATTGATGAAAATCATCTTTTGTCGCATATGATGGCTCTACAACTTTAGGAACATTTATTAATGGTTGTTGTGTCGGAGGTATATCTATTGATACACTATTAACAGATTTCTTAGATCTTCCTTTTTTAGGTTTAATTTCTTTTATTATTGATTTTTCATCTTCGTCAGAACTTATTGATGATTTTTCTTCATTAATATTTTGTTCTTTTTTCTTTTCTCTTCGTGCTTTTAACATTGCCAATGTTGCTTTTTTTTGTGCTTCAGTTCTTTCTTTCTTAGGCTTTTCCATATATATTATAATTAGGTTTTAATACAATAATTAATAACCAAATAAGCATTTCTTGTTGAAAAACTTGTAGCAGGATTTGCAGCAGCAGTAACAAGAGTTCCCGTATTATCATATATATCAGCAGTAGTGGGATAATAGCCAGCATTAAATTGATTTCCCAATGCGCCATTGCCGCCGCTACTAACACCAACACTTCCAGGCATCTGTGTTTTATGTTCGTGAGGTGGAATATTTGCTACTGCTAATACAGTAGTATCAGAACCACCAGTAGAACCAATAGTCCATGATGTTCCAGACCCACGAATAGTAACACCAACAGCATTTGGAAGATTAAAAGTAGTTGGTGTTGTTAATTGAACTGTTCCACCAAGACCAGAAGTATTGGCCGCTGTTAAAGAAGCTTGAATTATAACACTACTAGCATTTGTAGCAATTAATCCAGAATAAATAGATGTTCCAGTATTAAAAGTAAAAGAATTACCAGTCGCAATATAAATATTATTATTTGGATTTATAAAGACAATTGTAAGGAGATTTGAAACAATGCTCCAACTATAAGCATTTTGAGTAGCACCGTTTCCAACGCCATAAGTAGTTCCAATTAAATTAAATAATGAAGCATAAGTAGTTCTACTAATCGCAGAACCATCGCAATTTAAATAGCCATTCGGAGGTGTACTTGTAGGCCACATAATAATAGCACCAGTTGGATTTACTACATTTGTACTTGTAATAGTAGGATTACCTAATAAATATGGAACTAATGCTCCACCAAAACTCATCTATAAAATATTATTTTTTTAATTCTTCTATTTCTAATATAATATAATAGAAGATATTTGATTCACTAAATTCTGATTTTGTAAATTAGCAATACTTGTAAGTGTTGATACTTTATAATTTAATACTGTTGATATTGATGACTTATAATTTCCATCCGTAGAAGCATTATAATCTTTTAATAAATCTTTAGCAACCGTTAGATTTAAATTAAAGTTAGGCTGTATGTATCCAGACATTCTAAATAAGTAAAAGGTTTTAAAATCCCGTTGTCATCCAAGAAAATTGATAAGAACCAACACTACCACCAACATAAAAATTAGATGTTGTAATATTAGAACTATATAATGGAATAATAGCAGATGCACCTCTTTGAGTTAATAATATTTGGTAATTTGTATTCGCATAATGTTTAGGTAATGTAATAGTATTATTATTTGTTCCAGAACCAAATTGTATAAGAGGAAATGCCGTGTTATTAATTGTTGATACAGTTAATGATGATGTATATATAGCACTTGTAGAGATATGTATTGTAGAAATATTAGAAGTAGTAAGAGTATTCGCATTTAAAATATTGCTATAATTCATATTCAAATCATTTAATGAAGTGATAGCAGAATTATAATTAGCAGTAATAAAATCTACATGTATTTGGGCTACATCTGTTATATTATTATTACCAAAATTAACATAACCTATTCCATTAGTAATATTTACAACACTCAAAGCACCATCAATAAGAAAATCACTAAATACTTCTATTACACTATTGCTATTATTAGTTAAATAATCAACTGTTAAATTACTTACATTATAAATATTTCTATAATTTAAATCTAATGGACTTGTAATACTGATAGTAACATTACTATTCGCAGTTATATAATCAGTAGCAGTAGTAAAAAGGTTTATAATAGAATTATTAGACATATCAATAGTATTTTGAACTATAATATCATTTGTATTACCAATAAAACCAGAAGGATAAATAGGATTCGTTCCTAAGAAAGCAAATGATTTAGCACCAGATAAATCATTACTATTAAAATATGCTGGAACATTGAATGTTATAGAACCATTATTATAAGTCTGTAAATAATCCACTCCTAATAAAGAAGCATCGTAAATATTATAGCCTTGTAAATCAATATAATTATTAAATGCTATACCAGCATTACAATTAGCACTAATATAATCTTGATGAGTAGTTCCTTCAAAAATAATATTATTATAACCATTTGATAAATGAAAGTTACCAATAGAATCATTTGATAAGAATGTTTCAACAATACCACTATAATCTAATGCTAT